TACCTCAAGGATCTGACGCGGCCGTTCTGGACCAGGCCGCCCAACGAATCTGAGTTGAAGATTTCGATTAACAACGGCCACAAGGGCGAGTCGACGATCTACGTCGCGGGCGCTGACAACTACGACGCCCTGCGCGGCATGTACTTCGACGGCGCGGTGCTGGACGAGGTGGGCGACATGAGGCCCAGCGCCTGGTACACGGTGATCCGCCCGGCGCTGTCAGACCGCCGCGGGTGGGCGATTTTTGCCGGCACGCCCCGCGGCAAGAACCTGTTCTGGAATTTGCGCGAGGAGGCGCGGCTGAACCCGGCCACGCACATGCTGCTGGAGCTGCCCGCGTCCAAGACCAACATCATCCACCCTGATGAACTGCGCGACGCCAAGGCGCAGATGACGCCGGAGGCGTTTGAGGTCGAGTACGAGTGCTCATTCGACGCGGCGGTGCCTGGCGCGTACTACGCCAAGCAGATCGGCGATGCGTATGACCAGGGGCGGGTGGGGATTTTCCCGGTCGACCCCGAGTTCTCCGTCAACCTGGTGGCCGACCTAGGTTTTACTGACTCCTGCTCGTGGTGGGCCTGGCAGGAGACGCGCGACGGGTATCGCGTCGTCGACTTCTACGAGGACGACAACCAGCCGATTCAGCACTACATCGATTGGGTAAAGTCGCGCCCGTACCGGGTGAACGCGGAGGGCATCTTTTTGCCCCACGATGCCCGCGCCAAGTCGTTGCAGACGGGCAAATCGATCATTGAGCAGTTCATGGGCAACGGCATCCGGCCGCGTTTGGTGCCGGAGATGTCGCTGCAGGACGGGATCGAGGCCGCGCGCCTGATCTTGCCCAAGTGCCACTTCCACGAGGAGGCGACCTACGACGGCGTCGACCACCTGCGGGCGTACATGCGGGAGTGGGACGAGAAAACCCAGACCTACCGCAACCGGCCCAAGCACGACCAACACTCGCACGCTGCGGACTCGTTCCGATACCTGGCGCTTGCCGCGCGCCCAGTGAAGGCCAAAGCTCAACCCGGTCCTAAAATCGCAACACCGTCGACCAAGGGGGCGCACTATGCGTTCGCCCTTGACGACATCTGGGACTGTGGTCCCCAACAGAGCACAAGGATCGGGTGATGGACAGCACCGCCAAGATCACCAGCGCGAGCGATTTCGATTCCAGCCCGGCTGGTTTGGCGCAGCGCTGGAACACCGAAATACAAGCCGCGCAGCAGGAGCTTGGCAACTTCCACAAGGACGCCAACCGCATCACGCAGCGCTACCTGGACCGGCGCGACGCCTACGCCAAGGACGAGAGCAAGGTCAACCTGTTCTGGTCGACGATGAAGGTGCTGCTGTCGATGCTGTACGCGCGGCCACCCAAGGCCGACGTCAGCAGGACGTTCCAGGACTTTGAGGACGACCAGGCCCGCGTGGCCGGGTTGATGCTGCAGCGAATCCTGAACCGCGGCTTCGATGAAAACGTCTCGGTGTGGGACGCGGCCGTGCGGCAGGGCATTGAGGACTGGCTGATCGTGGGCATGGGCCAGATCTGGCTGCGCTACGAGGTCAAGACCGAGCCCTACATCATCCCGGCCGAGTTCGATCCCCTGACCGGCATGGAGATCGTGCCCGAGCAGGAGGCCGAGCGGATCGTCGACGAGGACGCCCCGGTGGACTACATCTACTGGGAGGACTTCTACTACTCGCCGGCGCGGACCTGGCCCGAGGTGCGGTGGGTCGCCCGCCGCGTGTGGATGACCAAGGACCAGCTCGTGGAGCGGTTTGGCGAGGAGATCGCCAAGGTCGTCCCGATGGGCACGCAGGTGCGCAAGGCCGACGTCAACGACCAGTCGCCCAAGCACGACCCGTGGTCCAAGGCCGAGGTGTTCGAGATCTGGTGCAAGGAGAACAAGAAGGTCTACTGGTACGCCAAGGGATCGGACGTGATCCTGGACGTCAAGGACGATCCTTTGGGCCTCGACGGGTTCTTCCCGTGCCCCAAGCCCCTGGCGGCCAACGTCACCAGCTCCAACTTCATGCCCCGCGCCGACTACATCTTCGCGCAGGACCAGTTCAACGAGCTCGACGAGATCAACACCCGCATCACCTGGCTGACCCGCGCGGCCAAGGTCGTGGGCGTGTACGACAAGTCGGCCGACGGCGTGCAGCGCATGTTCCAGCAGGGCTCGGAGAACAACCTGATCCCTGTGGATAACTGGGCGCTGTTCGCTGAGAAGGGCGGCATCAAGGGCCAGGTCGACTGGGCCCCGATCGACATGGTGACCAACTGCATCGAGCGCCTGCGCCAGTACCGGCAGGACAAGGTGATGCAGATCTACGAGGTGCTGGGCATCTCCGACGTGATGCGCGGCAGCTCGCGCGCCAGCGAGACGGCCACCGCTCAGCAGATCAAGGCGCAGTTCGGCTCGACCCGCATCCAGTTGATGCAGTTCTACATCGCTGACTGGATCTCGCAGGCGCTGCGGATCAAGGCCGAGATCATCTGCAAGCACTGGCAGCCCGAGACGATCGTCAAGCGGTCGAACATCGAGCGCACGCCCGATGCGGCCATGGCGCTGGACGCGATCGCCCTGCTCAAGGACGAGCACATGGCCCAGTACCGGGTCAACGTCGAGGCCGACAGCATGGCCGCGCTGGACTGGGCCGCCGAGCGCGACGCCGCGGTGCAGTTTATGCAGGGCCTGGGGGCGTTCATCTCCCAGGTGGCGCCGATGGCGCAGTCGGTGCCCCAGGCGGCACCCGTGCTGCTGTCGCTGCTGCAGTGGAGCGTGTCCAAGTTTCGCGTGTCGCAGCAGATCGAGGGCGTGCTTGACCAGGCGATCGGCGCGCTCAAGCAGCAGGGCATGCCCCAGCCGCAGCCTAACCCGCTGCAGGAGGCCGAGGTGGCCGAGAAGCAGGCCGGCGCCCGCGAGCGCATGGCCAAGGCGGCCAACACCGAGATGGATGCGCGGATGAAGGCGGCGCAGATGGGCATGCTGCAGCCGCAGCCCCAGCTCCCGCCTGCCGCTCCCCAAATGCCGCCCGTGGGCGGGCCGATGCAGTGAGGTGACGAATGGAAAAAGTCAATGACTTCGTAACCGGGCTGCTGGCGGCGCGCTCACTGTCCCATGTGGCGCACTGGTCAACGGGCAGCTACTCAGCACACGTTGCGCTGGCTGAGTTCTATGAGGGGATTGCCGAGCTAATGGACTCGTTTGTCGAGCAGTACCAGGGCGCTTACGACGAGAAGGTCAAGCCCGAGGTGGTGTCGGCCAAGGCCGAGGACATCATCGACGTGCTGGATCGGCAACTTGGTTGGCTCAAGCGCAACCGCTACGAGATCTGCGACCGCGAGGAGTCATCGCTGCAAAACACGATCGACGAGATCATGCGCCAGTACGAGACGACTTTGTACAAGCTGCGAATGCTCAAGTGAGGACGACATGAACAAGCAAGGCCTTTACGCCAACATCCTGCGCAAACGCCAGCGCATTGCAGAGGGCAGTGGCGAGCGCATGCGCAAGCCCGGCTCACCTGGTGCGCCGACCAATCAAGATTTCAAGGACGCTGCCAAAACCGCCAAACCCGAGAACAAATGACACGACGCCGCTGGATTCAGGACCGCATCACGGGCGAATTGATCGAGGTCACGCCCGACTACCAGCCCGAGCTGCGCACTGACTCCGGCGCGCTGTGGGGCGATCGTTCGTATGACGGCCTGCGTGCCACTGACGGCACCGACATCAGCTCGCGGACCAAGCACCGCGAGTACATGAAGGCAAATGGCCTGGCGACGATGGACGACTTTAAGAACACCTGGGCCAAGGCCCAGGAGCAGCGTGACCATTACCGACAGCACGGTGGCACGTTCTCTCGACGCGACGTAGAGCGCGCGATTCATCAACTCCAAAACAAGAGATAACTATGGAACCCACGACATCCCTGCGCGACCAGATTGAGGCCGCGATTGAAACGACCCCTCCTGACGTTCCTGAAGCCGCGCCCGCACCGGCGGCCGCTGATTCGGCGCCTGCGCCCGTCGAGGCGTCGGAACCTGCTGAAGCACCAGCGCAAGACGAGCCTGCCGCAGCCGGCCAAGACCTAAATGCGCTTGCCGAGGGAGAAGCTGAGCCTGAAAGGCAGGAGAAACCTCAACCGGAGCGAGACGAAAGCGGAAAATTTAAGGCGAAAGAGGAGGGCATTCAGCCCGGCCCTAAGTCAGGACCGCGTCAAGCTGGGGAGCGTGCCCCGGCCTCTTGGCGTCCCGATGTAAGGGAGCACTGGGGCCAACTGCCCGAGCCTGTCCGCGCCGAAATCCACCGCCGCGAGGTTGAGGTGCAGCGCACGCTGCAGGAGTCGGCCGAGGCCCGCAAAAACTACGACGCGGTGATGCGCACGGTGGCGCCTTACGAGGCGTTCATCCGCGCCGAGGGCTCCAACCCCATCCAGGCAATCGACAACCTGATGGCCACGGCGGCTAAGCTGCGCACGGGCACCGCGCCAGAGTTGGCGCAGATGGTGGCCGGCATCGTCAATCAGTTTGGCGTGGGCCGTTTCGGTAACGGCTTTATCCAAGCGTTGGACGCCGCGCTTGTTGGCGAAACACCTGCTGCTGACCCGCAGGCTGCCGCGGTGGAGCAGGTGATCAATCAGCGCCTGGCTCCTGTGCAGCAGATGCTGACGCAGTTCCAGCAGGCGCAGATTGCACAGCAGGAGCGCGCTGCGCAGGAAGCCAAAAGGGAAATCGATGAGTTTTTGGAGCGGGCTGAGTTTGGCAACGATGTTGCTGCGGAGATGGCCGATCTTATGGAAACGGCTGCCCGCCGCGGCCAAGACCTGAGTTTGGCTGAGGCTTACAAGCGGGCCTGCCTGATGAATGACCGAGTTCTAAGCGTGCTGCGCGCGCGTAAACAATCTCAAGGCGCCCAGGTGCAGACGCAGGCTGCGCAGCGCGCCAAGGCTGCTGCGGTCAGCGTTTCGGGCGCCGCGCCCAAGGGTGCTCTGCAGCAGCCGGCCACCGACGTGCGCTCTGCTATCGAAGCGGCCATTGTTCAATCCGCAAGGTGATGGATAATTGACACCATTGAGGGGGCGACCCCTCATGGTGTGCCCTAGCACCCCAGCCACCGCAGACTCCATAGGAGACGCCACCGGCGTCCCACCTAGGCATAGACGGACTGAGATCGGTTCGCATAGGCGCATCTGAACTGGTGGGCGTAAGCCCGTAACAACCCAACTCAGATGAGGAGTTAATCATGGCATTCCCAAATGTCTCAGACATCGTCGCAACGACGATTCAAAACCGTTCGCGTCAGATCGCGGACAACGTTACCAAGAACAACGCCATCCTGGCCAAGCTGAACCAGCGCGGCAACGTCCGCACGATCAGCGGCGGTAACGTGATCTTTGAAGAACTGTCTTTCGCTGAGAACGCGAACGGCGGCTTCTACTCTGGTTACGACCTGCTGCCTGTGGCTGCCCAGGACGTGATCTCGGCTGCCGAGTTCCAGATCAAGCAGTACGCTGTCCCGGTCGTTATGAGCGGCCTGGAAATGCTGCAGAACAGCGGCAAGGAGCAGTTCATCGACCTGTTGGAGGCCCGTCTGAACGTGGCCGAGAGCACGATGATGAACGAGCTGTCGCAGTCGATCTACTCCAACGGCACCGGCTCTGGTGGCAAGGAAGTGACCGGCCTCGACGCTGGCGTGCCTTCCGATCCCACCACCGGCACCTACGGTGGCATCGATCGCGCTACCTGGACGTTCTGGCGCTCCAAGTTGTACGACTTCAGCACCAGCGCTGGTGGCAACGCTTCGGCTGCCAACATCCAGGCCGGCATGAACAACCTGTGGGCTCAAACCACCCGCGGATCTGATCGTGTTGACCTGATCGTGCTGGACACCAACTACTGGTCGTTCTACTTGGCCAGCCTGCAGGCTCAGCAGCGCTTCACCTCTCCCGACACCGGCAACCTCGGCTTCCCGTCCATCAAGTTCATGGACGCTGACGTGGTGCTGGACGGCGGTATTGGTGGCTTCTGCCCGGCCAACACCGGCTTTTTCCTGAACACCAAGTACCTGAAGTGGCGCCCCCACAAGGACCGCAACATGGTCCCGCTGTCGCCGAATCGTCGGTACGCGATCAACCAGGATGCCGAGGTTCAGATCCTGGCATGGGCTGGCAACCTGACTTGCTCGGGTGCTCAGTTCCAGGGCCGCATGCAGAACTAATTGGTGGGCCTGTCGTGGGTCACCCTTCCCAAGGGGCTGGGGTGACCCACACCCCTTGGGTTTTTTGCCATTCAGGAGATCAACATGCCGGCAACCGCAACTCCGACCGCGTCGCCCTCTGGCGGCCAGGTCAATCCTGGATCGACCTTCACGCTGGCATGTGCCACTGAAGGCGCGACCATTCGCTACACCTACGGGACCGCTCCGGCCAACACCGGCTGGACGACCTATTCGGGCGCGGTCACGCTGCCCGCCGCCTCTGGCCAATCCGTCGTCGTCCGCGCCTACGCCACAAGCGATGGCAACGACCCGTCGGCCGTGGCTGAGTTCACGTTCTACACCATCGGATATGGCGCTGCCGTGAGCGCCAACGCAAAGACGGTGCTTGATACCGCTGCATCACAGGGCCTCGGCGCTGTGTGCCAGGGCATCAACCCGACCGGCGCGGATGAGGCCAGCATCAGTGGCCAGCGGATCGGCGCGTCGGGAACGACGACCGACATGAAGGTCGAGACTGGTGACGGTCCCGGCGCTTAATCACTAAAAAAGGAAAACCATGCAACCCACGACACCCACTATGTTCGCCGAGGTTCCACTACCTCAACCCAACGAGAATCGTTTTTCCCACGATTCTCGTTTGTACGTCGAGTTCTACCGCAAGCCGGTCCTGCACGAGGCGCAAAGCCGCGAGGCCGGCCGCGCAATTTATGTGGAGACGGACTACATCCGCATCCACACGCCGGGTGACAAGAGCAGCGTGATTGATAAGCCGATCAATGCTCTGGACATCCAGCGCTTTGGCGACCGCTACAACAAGTGGAAGGCTGGCCAAGAGGAGGCCGTGACGGGCACGCCCCTGACGGCGCTGCCTGGCATCACGCCGGCCAAGGCTGAGGAATACAAGTTCTTCAAGATTGTCACGGTCGAGCAGCTCGCTGATGCGCCTGACAACCTTGGCCAGAAGTTCATGGGCTTTCAGCAGGACAAGTCGCGCGCCAAGGCGTTTATGCAGGTCGCGGCCAACAACGCCCCGATCGAGAAGATGAACGAGGAGCTGCAGAAGCGTGACGCGCAGATTGAGGAGATGCGCGCCATGATCGAAGCGCTCCAAGCGCAGGCAAAGCCCAGCAAGCGCAACGTGGCTGCGACCGCAGACGCTGAGTAACACCGGAGGACGGGGATGGCCTTCCAGATCGTCAACGAATCAACCCTCTCGGCCATCGTGCAAAACGTGGCCGGGATGGTGGCCTACCCCGTCCCAACCGATGCCGCGGGCTCTGAAGATCCCGCGATCCAGCAGATGGTTCAGGCGGCCAACATGGCGGGCAACGAGCTGCTGTCGATGTTTGATTGGCAGGAGCTAATCAAGCGTCACGCCATGACGATCCAGTCCTCGGAGGCCAATCAGCGCGAGCGCGCGTTTGACCTGCCCGAGGATCTGTTCAAGTGGATCGACCAGACCAACTGGAACGCGACCACGCAGTTCCCGTCGCTGGGCCCGGTGTCGCCGCAGATGTGGCAGCAGTTGCTCATCCGCACGACGCTGCCGACGCTGTCGTTCTATTGGCAGGTCCGCGACAACAAGATCTACGTCTTGGCGCCCCCAAGCGCGCCGCAGACGATGAGCGTGTTCTACCTGTCTGCGGGCTGGGTCCGCGATCAGGACGACAGCACGCTGTACAAGAACCGGATGACGAAGAACGGCGACGTGTCGCTGCTCGACGCCACCGTCATCACGTTGTACACACGCGTCAAGTGGCTCGAAATGAAGGGCCTGGACAGCAGTGCCGCGATGCGCGACTTCAACATCGCGTTTGAGAACCGCAAGAACACTGAGAAGGGCGCGCCGGTGCTTTCCATGGCGCGCGACTTCCGCTTCCCCTACATCCAGCCGCTGATCAATACGCCCGACACGGGCATGGGGGGCTAAACCATGCCGTTGGTTCCCGTCAGGCCCTTCAAGACTCCGCGAAGGGCGGCCGCCGCACAAACTGCGCAATCAGTTGTCATCCCGGCACCGACTGGCGGCCTGAACTACCGCGACCCCATCTCGGCGATGTCGCCGCAGGACGCGCTAGTTTTGACCAACATGATTCCGCGCCAGCAGGGCGTGGAGTTGCGCAAGGGCTACCAGGTGCACGCCACCGCGGTCACCGTTGCCAGCGTGCCGCAGGCCGTGGATTCGGTGTTCTCGTACACCGCGCCCAACCCGTCCAACAACAAGGTGTTCATGGCCGCTAACGGCAACATCTACGACGTGACGTCTGGCGGCGCGCCGGTGCTTGCAGTGACGGGCACCGGCAGCACCAACGACGACTGGTGGACGACGCAGTTCTCGACAGCCGCAGACACGTTCCTGTTGGCTGTCTCGCCTGGCGCCGGGTACTGGACCTACAGCACCACTTCTGGCTGGGTCAACCGTACCGCCACCGTAACGAACATGACGACGGCAGTTCGCACGGTTGCAGTGTGGAAGCGCCGCGTTTGGTTCACGTTTGAGGGCAGCGCCAACGTGGCCTACATGGACAGCGTGGACGCGGTCACCGGCAGCGTGACGTCGTTCCCCATGGGCTCGATCTTGCGAAATGGCGGCTCGGTGTCTGCGCTGTTCAACTGGACGATCGACGCCGGATTCTCGGTGGATGATTTCCTGATCGCCGTGGGCACCGAGGGAGACGTGGCCGTGTGGGAGGGCACCGACCCGACCAGCGCGACGACGTTCGGCCTGAAGGGCGTCTGGTATGTGGGCCCGGTGCCCAAGTTTGGCAGCTACTTCACCCCGTTCGGCGGCGACGTGATGATCGTCAGCGAGCTTGGCCTGGTGCCGATGTCGCGCCTGATCACGGGGCAGTATTCACAGGACGTGCAGGCTGGCGGCCCCGCGTCCAAGATCCAGTCGGTGTTTGCGCCGCTGGTGCGCAAGCTGCGCAACAACCGCTACTTCAACGTGTTCGTGGTGCCGTCGTCCGAGGTGCTGGTGATTAAGCTGCCCAACGACGGCGGCACGTTCCGGCAGTTCGCCATGAACGTCACCACGGGCGCCTGGTGCGAATTTGTTGGCATGCCGATGCGCTGCGCGACGGTGATCGGCGGCCAGCTCTATTTTGGCACCGATGA